ATAGCCATCAGCCCACCCGATACCAGCCGCGGTGGTCGATCCAGCCGGAACCGAAATCAAGGCGAACCTTAATCTGCGTTCCGTCCACTTCGAACCCGGCGCGGGTTTCGATCTGGGGACCGGGCGCGCCTTCCAGATAGGCGTATTCCAGCCCGTCAATGGCGTTCGGATCGGCCACAACGTACCACTGCGTTGCAGAGGTCAGACGCGGTTCCACGGCCAGCAACAGCTTGGCGAACGGGTTTACATCGTCCGTCTTCGTTGCCTGAATTTCGGCCAGCGCCTGTTCCATGTCGGTTTCCAGTTCCGCCGGAACCAGAACAAAACGCGGGGTCACGTCGATCAGCTCGCCGGTCAGGCCGGTTTGCTTGCGCATGGCAAGGCGCGCGGCGGTCAGATCGGCTTTCAGGCTTACCCCGGCTGCGTCTTGGTTTCCATGGCTTGCTTTATCAAAGACCGCCACGCCGTCGGACAGGTTCGGGTTGGCCGTGATCTTGTCCACCAATTGCTGCGCCTCGAAGGCGCGGGCTGCGTTGCCCATCATTGCCGGGATGCGAGTGAAGGCCCCCAGATCGTCGTTCACAAGCGCTTGCCGCGAAATGCTGAAAATCTTGCCGAAGGTTTCAACGCCGTAGCTTTCCGCCGATTCCGCAATGGTGCCGCTTTTGAATTCACCGGCTTCATTGACCTTTTCCAGCTTGGGGGCTTGGCCCATTTGAATCGCAGACTTGGCCCGGAAATCGCGGGCAGTCGTTTGCCGCGCCAACTGGCGAACCCCGGACACCGGCGCATTGTACGCACGGCGCAGTTCCCGGTTGACCGCGTTGCCCAGAATTTCCGGGTAATCCGAAGTCGTGTGCAGCGCGCGGGTGATAATGGCCTCGGCAGAGGTCAGGCCCCGCGTTGCCATCCCCCGGACGCGCAGCGCCTCGGCGGCCATATCCCGCAAGCTCATACCTGCGTATTGGCGGGCCGGGCCGCTGAGTTCATGATCGGGGTGTGACCGCGCATAAAGCGCCTCACCTACCCGCTCGATAAACTGCGCCGGGTCCGTGTTGTCCTGCACAATGGTTGCCCGCGTGGTGCGAGTGGTTTCCCGGCTGCGGGTTTGCATCGCTTCAAATGCTGCGCGGCGGGCGTCTTCCGGGGTTGCCTCGGCGTCGATCTGCTCATCTGCCCAAGAACGGGTCAGACCCGCAGTGGTCGCAATCGTGCGAATTTCCGCGTTCATTTCTGCGCGGGTTTGGGCCTGCTCTTCGGTCCGTTCTTCAATCTGCTCTTCGTTTTCCATGTTTACCCCATTTCTGAAATGTGCCCCGGCATCTGCCGGAACAGGTACGATAGACACCTCGATAGGCGTCCATTTTGATGCAACGCGGATGCGCTGCTTGCCGCGCCGTTCGTCCTTCCACTCGGACACCTTGTAACCGATGGACAGGCCGCGCAGGGTTCCGTCTGCCACATCGGACAGCACGGCTTGGGCTATGGTGTTGCTGCGAAACTTGATGCGAACCCAAAGTCCTTCTGACCGCAGTTCTGCGGCTTCGATCACCCCCAACTGGTCGCTGGTCGATCCAGACCGATGCGCGTCCAAAACTGGCGCACCAATCAGCCTGGACAAATCAGCCCCGGAAAGGTCAAGCCTCTCAATGTAACCCGGTCGCGGTGTTTCTGCCCCGGTCGAAACAATCGCTTCGACAGTCCGGGTTTCAGAGTTCACCGTGTTTGGCTGCGGTGTGAGACCTCGAATATGAATTGTCATGCGTCACCCCCTTGGGTTCCCTGATCCCGGTCGCGGGCCAGCTCTTCGTCCAGCTCGTCAATGTCGCGGCCACGAGCAGCCACCACTTCGGCGCGTGATTTCAACCCGGCCTCGATCGCGCGCACATCGGCGTTCACTTCTTTCAGCGGGTCTACCCACTGCCAGCCGGGTGCCACAAAGCGCACCGCCTGATATTGGCGCAGATCGGCGGCAGGAATTTCCCCAGCCAATGCCTTCAAAGCCACCCAGCGCCGCCACAATGGGCGCAGGCATTGCCCTTCGATCAAAACCCGCTGCAACATTTCAGCGCGGCGGCGGAATTCCAGCAGCCCCACGCGGGCAGAGGAATAATTCGCCCCAGACAGATCACCCGTCAGCGCCTCATAGGTCAGCCCTACCCCGGCGGCGATTTCCCGATCCTGCATTTTCAAAAACTGGTCAGCCTGAGAAAGCCCTTGGCCGGGGTTCGAGAACGCCACATCAGCACCGGCAGGAAGAACCCGCATTGCGCCGGGTTCCAGTGCCACGTTGATAGAGGATGCAGAGGTTTCGCCCTCGAACCCGGCGGCGGCGCCTTCGGGATCGCGGATGAACCCCGTGACAAGCGCGGCCACCTTTAACTGCATCAGCAGGGCGTCCGATGCCTCGTCACGATCCCGCATTTTCAACAGGACGGGGGCCAGCCATGAAAGGCCGCGCACCTGCCCCGGAAAGAGCTGGTCGAAGATATGAAGCATATCGCTTGCCGGGACCCGAACCGGATCACCGAAGACAGAAAAAGCAGTGCCAGGGGCTTCGGGCAGGACGTGATAGGCCACCACCCGGTCCAGCGCGTCGAATTCGATCCCCGACACGATCCGCGCCCCATTGCCCAAATCGCGGGACAAGGCCGCGTCAATCTGATCGGTTGGCAGAACCTTTGCCGCGACTTGCCCGTCTTCGTCCACCAGAATACGAATGAAGGCTTCGCCATCACGCACAAGGGATCGCACCGCCAAGGGCATCACGGGCAAAATCAACGTCTCGAATTCGTCGTTTAGCATCCGCGCCGTGTCAAAATCCGCGTGGCCGCTGCGGGCATTCCAGCCCTTACCGATCAGCGCCGCGCACCAGCCTTCAACCGCGCGATTTGCCCAAGGATTGTTCATATAGACGGCTGCGGCGCGCGTCTTGGTCACGGATCGGGCCGCAAGTGTTGATTGCTGGGGGTTTGCCAGCACGGGCGCACCGTCCCAGCGGCGACCACCGGCCCCGGCCTCGATCCCGCTACGCTTATTCAGCTTTGGAAAGATGCGAGAAAGAAAGCTCATAGGTCACCATCCGTTTCGCTCGCCCCGAAAACCTCTGAAAGTCTGTCGACAATGCTGAGCCACATCCGCTCAATGGGAATGATCGTTGGGCAAACGACCTCATCGAAAAAAGTGGTGCCGTCCAACAGTTCCTTTACATAGGTTAAAGCAACTTCTTCACTTTCGATTTCATCGCTTCGCAAAACGAGTTCTCCCGCAAGAATGCCTCTGGTCTCAATTTTGCGGTAGAGCACAAGCCAGCATCCATCTTGCTTAAAACCGTTGGCTAGGGCGGAAACATAGCCAACGAAAGACTCAACGCTTTTACTGGCGATTTCATGGTCCTGAGTTTTGCGAAGAACTTCCGCATAGAACACAATCTGCGCAGCTTCTTTGAAAGCATATCGCCGCCAGCCGCCGCTATCAGTGTCACCCAAGTAGCCGCGACGGTACCACATGCGCAAAGTATCTGGCAGGACCCCTGCCAGTCTCGCAAGCTCAGGTAGCTTAATGGTTTTTCTCTCTGCTTCGGCGCCCATGCGAAAAATGGTCCTATGTCGTGTTTTTTTTCCAAAAACCACAAAACGAGACTTGTGTCCATATTTTTTTTCACCACCTCTACAAAAACTGCGAGCATAGGTCGGTCAAAGTTTTGCGATTTCGGACTCTGCTTCGATCAGATCGCCGCCGCCGGTCACTGCGCTGAAAACACGAAGCAATAATTGGTTCCCATCATACTCGCATTGCTCTTTGTAGCTCTCGCTCCAACGCGCGCACTGCGGGCCTTCCAGATACCAATACACATGGACAATAGCGGCGATTCCTTGCGGACTGACCGGCGTTAGCTCCTGCATCTGGTCAGACGCTTCGAAAGTAGCATTCCAATGCGCTTCGCCCTCTGGGGTTTCGTCTCGTTCGAATTCCGCAAGGCGATTCCATTCTGCACGCGCGGCCAGCCACTTGCGATAAAGCGGCAATATCGGGTCCTCCGCACCCGTGGAGTTTGCCATTGAGATCGAGGGCAAAGATAAAGCCAGGCCCGGCAGAACGGTCACAACTGACCTACGGGTTATTTCGTGTTCAGTCGAGGCCACGGCTAACCTCCTCCAAGGCAGAGCACAGGATGGCCATTTTCTCGTGGGCGGCATTGAGTACTGCACTCACGGGTGCATTTCTTGGAAAAGCATCAAAAGCGATTGAAGCCGCGCGCATCAGTTCATCAATCTGCGTCGCTTCAAAATGAAGCTCAATCAGAACGTCCTTCGTCGTGATTTCGGACGTACCGGGACCATTCGCGCTGGCGCGTTGTTTGGGCATTGTTCTTTCCTCGTATTTTGAGCTAATGTAGTAGCAGGGCTACCATTCAGCTCAACAGAACGTCAATAGAAAAGTAGCAGGGCTACCAAAATGAACGCCACTCAGTGCAAAATGGCCCGCGCCGCAACTGGTCTCGGACTGCGCGAACTAGCTGAAGCCGCCGACGTTTCGCCAAATACAATTTCCCGTCTTGAACGTGGTGAAGAATTGAAACCCGGAACAGTCGCGGCAATCCGCGCGGCCTTGGAAGCGGCTGGGGTCGAGTTTATCCCGGAAAACGGCGGCGGCGTTGGGGTTAGACTGAAAAAGGTGGCGGCCACAAATGAAGAAAAGTGAAGCGGAAGTCCTGCATAAAATTCTGATTGCAAGATGGATCAGCGAAGAAAAGCCGGAGCGTGATGGCGAAAATGGGCCGCTGAATTTCTATGAATATCTAAGCTATGCGGAAGCCAAGAGGCCGGGTTGCATGGATTTCCGTAGTTTGGCTGGTTCGCATTACGATGTTGAATCATGGTTTGACGATGAAACCGGCCAAAATTGGACAAGATAGATAATGCGCGCCACGCCAGACCGCTCAGGCTGCGCGCTCTCGGGGTTTACCCACTCACCGAGTAACGGGGGCGTTTCTGGCGGAGATTGCCAAGGCGCGCCCTGCCCTATCTCATCTGTTCATCCAGCTTGATTTCAGCACTGGCCCCGGTTTGGCCTTGGCCGGGGTCTTCTGCGCCAGTTCGGCGCGGCGAGCATCCCAATCAGGGGTCAGCACTTGCCGCGCGGCCAGCGCGTACACCAGACAGTCCAGCGCCTCGGCCCTGCGACCGGGGATGCGCTCAAAGCTGCGCAACGGCTGGCCCTTGCGATAGCGCAGAACCGCCCGTTCGCTGGCCACCTGTTCATGCCAGACGCGGGGCAGATCAGCGGACAGGCGAATGCTGGACCCGCGCGACAGGCGGGCGAATAGCTGCGTCTTGGCGGTATCAACGCCCACGATCCACAGGCGCGCGCCCGTCTTGGTCCGTGATCCGGCCCGTTCGATCAGCGGGCGATTCCCCGCTGCGCCCTTGATCGCCAGCACCTTGCGCCGGGTTCGGGGTATGGCAAAGGCAGTCACGCGCTTCATCGTGGTTCCGTCGCCTGCGTCAATCGCGGTCGCGTCGATCCCAATGCGGCCACCCAAGGCATGGGGAAAGCGGCTGCGCAGAAGGGCGTCCAGTTCGGCCCATGTTTCTTCTGCGTCCCACTCGCCCCAGATCACGCGGTGCCCCAGCACATAGGCCACGCCGTTGTCATCCCAGCCGGTGAAAGTCAGTTCAAGGCGGTCATGCTGCACATCGCAGCCCACGGTCAGCGCCAGCACCTGTTCCGGCACTTTGTCCAGCCCCCAGTCTTCGCCACGCTCTGCCAGCTCGTCGTCTGCCAGCTCGTCGCCCTCGCCGCGCCAGCCTTCGCCCAGAATTGTGTTGACGAAAGTTTGCAGTGTGGTCGGATCGTCTTTGGCGGTAAGGAATTCATCGGCCAGCTTTGCCCAAGAGGCGTTCGCGTGAAGGGAAATCAGCGCGTTCATCTTGAACCCGGCATGGCCCTTCACCTCGGGCCGCGTGGCGCGCCATTGACCGCCCGCGATCATCTGGGGCTTGTGGCGTTCCTCGATCTCTTCCCGGCAATGCGGGCAGCGCCAGCGGGCGGATTCCGGGTCACCATCGTCCCACAGGATCGCGTCCCACTTGATTTCTGAGAATGTGCCGCACTCGGGGCAAGGGACTTCGTATATTCTGGCGTCAGACTGTGCATAGGCGCGCAGAACGTGGCTTGTTTCCTCATGAACCGGCGTCGATCCCAGCACGATCTTACGATCAGGGAAAGACATGGTGCGTTTCTCGGCCAGCTTGATCGGGGACCCTTCCGAGGTCGGCCCCATCGCGTCGGCTTCGTCAATGAATAGAACCCGGACGTTGTGCCGGCGCAAATTGCGTGGGGCCTTGGCTGCGACCAGTTTCAGGGACCCGCCGGGGAACCTGCGTGACAACATCGTGTTGCGTTCGCCCTCTTCCCGGTCCTCCCCAAGCGCCTTGGATACGGTCTTAGATGCTGCGAAAATCGGCTCGATGTCGGACACCATGTAATCCCGGCAATCAGATTCCGCCGGTTGCAGGCTGAGAATTGGCGCGGGATCGTTGGCAATGTAGGCGGCAAGGGCAGAGGTCAACAACGTGGTGAAGCCCACGCGCACCGGTTTGACCAGCGTCACGCGCTCGATCATCGGATCTCCGATTGCGTCGGCGATTTCGCGCTGAAACGGCCAAAGTCGGACCGGACCGGGTTGCGCGCTCACACCTTCGGGCAGGTTTAGGTTCGCCTCAATCCACTCGGACAAGCACAGGCGCGGGGGCGGGATCAGCGCAGACAGGGCGCGGACTTTCACGGCGTCAATCGTCTGCATTGCCCAGCTCCGTCAGTGCGTCGCGCAATTCGCGGTCCAAGGATTCGGCGTCATGTGCAGACAGTGAAGCGGATTGTTTCAGGCGGGATGGAACGGCCATGATCCGGGCGCGTACCTGGCGAAGAATGTCCTGCCAAACCCGTTCCACCTCGGCGGCTTCGACC